CGGAGCGGCGAGAAATTTCGGTGTCTCTCCTGCGACTACGCTAACCATGCGGATGTCGTAGGGGCACTGAACATTCTCTCCCGAGCTGACAGAGTACCCCGTGGCTTAAGGACACGAAAGGAGCCGCTTCACTCAGTTTAGTGAAGTGGACACCCCTTCTAAGAGGATGAAACGACGAGAATGAGAACTGTAGCAAAGACTGCCGCCAAGACGCTCCGTGACAGCATGGGGAGCCGTCGAGCCCCCGCGGTGGCCGACTCTCAGCCGAAGCGATCGGGCAAGCAGCTCAGGACGGACCTGGTCAAGCGCTCAATCAAGGGCTCGGATCTCGGTGAGGGTTGATTTCGGAGAGAATCTTCTGATCGCGTACGAGGGGAAGAGGGGAGGCCGCCTCGATTGAGGCGGCCGTTTTCTTATGGCCTTTAGTGTTCAAAACGATAGCGGGAATGTGGTGGATGCGAATTCCTATATACTTGAGGGATTTTTTGTCTCATACCACGCCGATCGAGGAAACACGTACTCCGCTACGTCTACGGAAATCGAACAAGCCCTTGTCAAGGCCACCGACCATTTGGACGTAGCATTTCAATTCGTGGGGGACAGGCTGAATCTCGATCAGTCTACAGCATGGCCGAGGCGAAACGCCGAGGACATCGACGGCTATCTTCGAAATGGGATTCCAGTTGAGGTCAAAGAAGCCGCTGCCGAGTACGCCCTGATCGCCCTGACGACTTCCCTTGATCCGACCCCGGTCCGAGACGAAACAGGAAGAACGGTGATCTCTAAGACGGATGTCGTGGGACCGATCGAGGAGAGTCGAACATTTGCCGCGGGCGGAGCATTTGAGTTGCCGAAGTACCCGATAGCGGATCAGAAGCTGTTTCTGGCGGGTCTTGTGGTCAGGGGCAGAGATCTTCGGAGGGCCTGATGGCCAGATTCGACACTCAGATAGTCACCGCCAAGAGATTGATCGACAAGAATGGTGAGACGTCCACGTTCAGGAGAACGACCCTAACAGCCAGTGGTGACCCATGGGACGTCGACACTCCTACTGTAACTAATACGCCAGTCAGCGCGGTATGGCTTGACTTTGACGAGCAAAGGATTGACGGGGAACTCATCCGTATTGGTGACCAAGAAGTGCTTATACCGGCAAGTGACCTACCTTCAATCAACCCTAATAGCAACACTGACGTCCTGATTCGGGAAAACGGAGAACAGTGGGCTATCGTACGGACCCAGACTCTGGCCCCTAATGAGCAAGTAATCCTACACCAAGTTCAGGTGAGGCGGTAAACCAAATGCCCTTCTCTACGACAATTGACAATCAAATCTTGGACCACTTCATGGGGAAATCCACATGGAGCGCCACGGGCGATGCTAGGTGGATCGGTCTCAGTTCCACGACACCGACCAAGAGCGGCTCCAACGTGACCGAGCCGTCAGGCGGCGGATACGCCCGTATCCAGCTCTTAGCCTCAGAAATGAATGCCGCCTCTGGATCAGCCACGGAGAACAACGCGGATCAGACGTTCCCGCAGGCAACGGCGGATTGGGTCTCAGGCGCCGATCTGACGAACATGGTTATGTACGATGCCTCCACCGCGGGGAACTTCCTTGCCTTCAAGGCCCTTGACGTGGCCAAGCCTGTCCTCGATGGGGACACCGCGAAGTTCGCCACTGGGGACATGGACTTCTCGATCGGAGGCTCGTAATGACGCGGGATTTTCGAAGGACAGTGCTGGAGAGTGAAAGGCCCCTGGTGGAGACGGCGTGGGCGCTGTATCTGGCGGAAACGAAGGCTATCTACGGGAAGCACGCAACCTTAGTTAAGTTTGCGGCTCGACGTCGGTCGGAGGACCTCCGTCGAGCCGCATATTCCTGGATGGACAATGCCGAACTCGCCGCAGCCACCAAGTTCGACAAGGTTTACCTGAGGGCACAGAAAAAGCGTCTGGAGCGAAACGGTAGAGACACGGCTCAAATCAATGAGATCCTGAAGGCTGTCCGACAGCGCCATGATGAAGCTATAAAGGCCGTTCCTGCGGCAGCGGAGAGGCTCCAGAATGCCAGTAGCTGATCTGGATACTGCCTATGACGAGATTTTCGGTCGGTTCACGACTGATTGGAATGCTCTTACCCCAGCTATCACTGGAGGGCCGGCGCCCAAGATATTCTACCAAACAGTCCCTGACGTTGGTGTTCCCCCTTCAAATGCCCCGTGGACGACAATCAACATAACGCACAGCATCGCGGAACAGGCCGCCTTGGCGGGAGACGGGACGCTTCGCCGGTATTCAAGGGCAGGAATCGTTTCGGTTCGGGTTTACGTCCCTATCGCACAAGGAATGGTTCTTCTGAAACAGCTTGTTCCTGTAGCACAAAAGGCTTTTCAGGGGAAAACCACGGCGAGTGCGATCTGGTTTAGAAATGTAGGGGTGACTGAAGTAGGGGCTGATGGCCCCCATCTTCGAATGGATGTGTTGGCGGAGTTCGAGTACGAGTCGTTTGAATGAGGGATAGGACATGGCACTGCTGAACAAGATTGACAGCAACATCACGGGACTTCGCTACGCCGAGGAGGCAAGTATCGGCGTGCTTCCGGCTTCTCCTGTTTGGAAGCCTCTGGAGCCGAACAGCTACAGCGACTTCGGCGGCGAGATCACGACCGTAGCTCGGGAGCCGATTGCGGCAGACCGACAGCTCAAAAAGGGGGTGACGACCGATCTTGACGCCAGCGGTGGCCTCAATAGCGACCTGACTCAGGAGAACCTGCAGGACATTCTTCAGGGTTTCTTCTTCGCCAGTCTCCGCACAAAGCATGAATTCACCGTCGCCAGCGTGGACGGCACGGCGGAGGAATTCATCGTCTCTGGTGTAGGCGCGGCGTCTGCTGTTGTCGCGGTTGGGGGTACCGGGTATGCCGTAAACGACATTGTCACCCTGACAGGCGGAACCTTTACAACGGCCGCGCAATTCCGGGTGACCGCTGTGACGGGAGGCGTGGTCGACACTGTTTCCGTGGAGGTCGCTGGTGACTATACCGCAGTCCCCGCGAACCCCGCCGCTACAACCGGCGCAGGAGACAATGCTCTGACCCTGACCGTAACGTGGAACGGGGTTACGGCCCTTGTTGAGAATGATCTTGTCTTCTCCAAGGGTCTCGACGACGCAGGCAACAACGGTCTTTTTGTCGTGGACGCTGGGGGCGCCACGGACACCAACATTCCTGTCACCGGGGACCTGACCACCGCTGCAGCTCAGAGCGGAACGATTTCCCACGTCGGGTTTGAGTTCGCGAGCGGGGATGTAGACGTAGACGTCTCTGGCACGTGGCCCGCCCTGACGTCTACTGTGAAGAGTTTCCAGGATCTTGGCCTCAGCATCGGTGAGATCATCTTCATCGGAGGCGACGCGGCCGACGAGCAGTTCGTCAACGAAGAGAACAATGGCTTCGCCCGTGTACAGTCAATTGCTGCTAACCGCCTCGAGTTCTCGAAAACTCAGCAGACCATGGTCACCGAGACGGGGACGGGGCTCACGATTCGTCTTTTCTTCGGCCGTGTCCTGAAGAACGAGACCGGAAGCCTGATCACCCGGCGCACGTACCAGCTCGAGCGTACCCTTGGTGCTCCCGACGACGCCCTTCCGGCGGAGGTTCAGGCCGAGTACCTGGAGGGACAGGTTCCGTCGGAGTTCACGTTCAACTTCGCTTCGGCGGACAAGGCTACCGTGGATCTGACTTTCATCGGTCAGGACAACACGCACGTAGATGGCCCCACCCCGCTCAAGAGTGGAGCCCGTCCCGCAATCACGGAGTCGGATCTCTTCAACACGTCCAGCGACATCAGCCGTATTCGTCTGGCACAGGTCGTCGCGGGCGATGCCAATCCGACCGCTCTTGTGGGATTCCTCAAGGAGCTGACCCTCGGAATCAACAACAATCTGACGCCCAATAAGGCCCTCGGTGTCCTTGGTTCGTTCGAAGTGACCGCTGGATCGTTCGAGGTCAGCGGCTCGCTCAGTGGCTACTTCACGACCGTTTCCGCCGTGCAGTCTGTTCGTAACAACGCGGACGTTACGCTCGACGTCCACCTGGTCAAGAGCAATAGCGGGGTCTCAATCGACATGCCTCTTCTCGCACTCGGTGATGGGCGACTGACGGTGGAGAAGGATACCGAAGTCACGCTTCCGTTGACACTGGCCGCGGCGACGGGCGCGAAGGTCGATCCGAATCTTGATCACACTCTTCTCATGGTTTTCTTCGATTTCCTTCCGAATCTGGCGGACGTCTGATCGTAACCCCTCTTCCCTAACCAAAAGGAACCCTTATGAGTCTTTACAAGCAGTTCAAGACCGACGAAAGTTTCGAGACCCGTGGCGTCACCCTGGATTACGGAGACGGTGTTCGAATCCGTATCGCCCGGGCTGGAGGCGCGAACAAGAAGTACCTGCGCGCAACGGAGAAGCTGAGTCGTCAGTACCGGAATCAGATTCGCATGGGTACGTTCAGCGGAGAAACCGCTAACAAGGTCATGCAGGAAGTTTTCGTGGAGACGGTAATTCTCGGATGGGATGGGGTCGCCGATGCGGCGGGCAACCCACTTCCTTTCACCAAGGAGAATTGTCTCAAGCTGTTCCGTGACCTGCCCGCCCTTTGGGAAGATATCCAGGAGCAGGCGACCAGCGTTGCAATCTTCCGCGAGGCGGAACTCGAGGACGCCGCGGGAAACTGATTGAGGTCCTTCTCTACTACCTCGGAATAGGGAAGGACGAAAGAACAATAGCGGAGCAGTGTCGATGGAGCGGACAGCAACTTCCCGATTCGATCATGAACGCTCCGGAGCTATTGTTCGGCCTCGATCTGTATTGGGTCGCCTATCAAGAATTGACGACCTGTCGCCCAGTGGCTTTTGGCGGATCTCTTCCGATCCCTCTGACGTCAGTCGTAGAATACGCCCGTCTCTACGAATTGGACGAGGAACAGACGGAGGATCTCTCGTACGTTGTCCGCCGATTGGACGAGGCATTTCTCGATCACGAGAGAAAGCAGAGTAAGGGAAATGGCGGAAAGCTCGGACATCGAACAAAGAATAAGAAGGGTCGGTAAGAAGTTCGAAAGCCTTATCGAAACTACTATTCGTAATGCTGGCCGCGAAGCCGCCAAGGCGATGATTTTCAACACGCCCATAAAGACTGGAAGGGCTCGTGGAAATTGGGTTTCTTTCAATGGGCCAGACCGAGAGGTAAAAAGCGATCCGATCAAGTTCGACCTTGTGGGCGCCACTACGGCAGCGGAGATCGCCCGATCTACGTCTGGGTGGAAGATAAAGGACGGACAGATCGTTGTGGTAAACGCTACTCGCGATCCGGTGACGGACTTTCCGTACATTCTGTCTTTGAACAAGGGGAGTAGTCGGCAAAATCCTACAGGAATGCTTCCTTTCGGAAAACAGGCGGGTCTAAGGGAGCTTCGAAAGCTAGGCGGCAAGCTGTAATATGGCCACAGAAAATCTTACACTCAGGGTCATACTCAGGGGAGACCGAGCTGCCCGCGAAGGGCTGAATTCGACGGGCAGAGAGGCTGCTCGTGCCGCCCGCGGGGTCGACGTCCTGAATCGTTCTCTTAGTGCCCTCGGGGGCGTCCTGGCCGCGCGTGAGATCTTCCGTATGGCGGACGGTTTCACAAACATGCAGAACCGCCTTCGGGTTCTGACTCCCGATCTGGCTAAGGTGAATCGTCTGACCGACGAGCTGTTCAAGATTTCTCTTGAAACTCGTACGTCGATCGAGGCTACTACCGTGGTGTTCACTCGCCTCGGACTAAGCACCAAAGAGCTTGGCCTGACGATGCAGGAGATGCTTGACATCACAAAAGCTCTGAACCAGGCGGTCATCCTGAGTGGCGCTACGGCGGACGAAGCTCGAGGAGGTCTGATCCAGTTTACCCAGGGTCTCGCGGTCGGCGTCCTCCGCGGCGACGAGTTACGATCCGTGCTCGAGCAGATGATCGTTGTGGCGGAAGTCATTGGTGACG